CTCCATCAGGAGCTATAGTGTTTAACACAGCCACCTCTGCGGGTGTACCTCACAACAAGAAGTACAAGTCTAAGGGCGAAATGCTTCGAGACGGGTATGGAGAATTCGTGGAGGGGATGATGAAGCAAGAGTGGGCGCTTTTTAAAGTGAACTCGAAGGAAGAATTTCTGCCTATAGAAGACGTGCAGCAAGAGAATAAGGTGCGAACCCATTTCTCCCAGAACATGGTGGACTTAGGACGGCAGAAAGTATTCACGACCGACCAAAACAACAGGATGAAGGCTATGTCAGCCCCCAAGAATTGGTCCACACACTGGTCCAGGTATGGATTTGTCAAACAGTACGGAGGGTTTAACGACCTTATGATGTTCCATGACATGTTCCCCCACCATAAGACCAGAGACATATCCGGGTACGACCGGAGTCAACCATTTATGATGGACGTGTGGGCTCTCAGGGAGCGGTGGCTCAAAGCCGAAGTCCGTGGCGGACCCCAGGCAGTCTGGAGCCAAGAGCTTCAAGACGCGTTTGACCAGGTCCGTGACGAGGTCTGTCGACCCTGGGTATTTCTTCCGACGGGCGAAGTTTACGAGCGCCAATGCGGCAATCCGTCCGGCTCTGACACCACAACGACCGATAACACGATCGGCCACACAATTGGAGAATTTTACTCCATATTATCTTACCGTTACCAGATTGACGGGCACCTACTCTCTTATGAAGAGATATTGGCAAACACTGCAGTCTCCCTTTATGGAGACGACGAACTTGGGTCTTGCGACCTGACTCTTCTCTTTGGAGAGGAGGCCACCCTAGAGGGCTGGAAGGATAGCGATATCCAATCCTTTTCCTCCATGGGCATGATAGTCAAGCAGAAAGCCGTTGAACTTCGCGAAGACACCCTCGATGGGTTAGAGTTCTTAGGTTCCCGTGCTCTCTGGACTGGCAGCCACTATCTGCCGGTACCCCGGCTGGGTAAATTGTGTACGTCCGTCGCGAACTGCGTCCATGGGAAACAGAAAACTGCTCAGCAGATCTATTCCACGATAGCAGCTATCTTCGATCTAGTGGCTGACGTGCCCCAAGACGACTGTCGCGCAGTCGCTAC